ACAGTTCCATCTCGCAAGTAATGTTTAACGCCTTTTGCCATTACTTTTTTTTACCACCCTTTTTCTTTGGTGGACGACCTTTTTTAGTTCCGTAAGTACCCATTCCTTTTGGCATATCAATCTCCTGCAAAGTAAAAAGAAAAGGGGCTTTCGCCCCTTAACTATTAGCCCATAAGAACCGCGATTGCGTCTGAGTTCCATGCTTTGACGCCCCAAACCGCACCGACTTGAATCATTGCTTTGTTGAAGCCTTTATAAACAGCAACTTCAAAGACCATTCCAGACTGTGGATCTTGAACGACCATGATGTCCTCGGCAGCGTCACCGCCTTGAGGTTTAGCAGGTGCTCTCATTGCAAGCTCCATTCCTGCTTGGTGCATCATAATATTTGCAGTGTAGTTATTGCCAACTGTAATCGCAGCATTGTCTGCAACTGCAACTCGTAGACCAGTGTCACCAATAACCAAGTTACCACCTGTTAACGCAGTGTTAACAACGTAGTTATTTGTGTCGCCTGCGATTGTAATTACATCTCCTGCAACGATTGTACCTGAACCACCGTCAGCAGGAATTGTAGTGTCACCGATTGCTGCTGAAGCATTGTTGACAAGGTAAGATGTTCCTGTTCCTTTAGTGTGATCCTGTACTTGAGCGCTTTCTTTTAGTGAAACACCTTGCAAGTTAAGTAACTCACCTCTGCGAAGAGTGTCGTCACTTCCTGCTGTGTTAACCTGTGAAAGCGTTGCTAAGTTGCGAAGGTTAACTCCTGCACTTGTATTTACAACCAAGCTGATTAGACCGTCATTTGTTGGCATTCCGTTATCTGCCAAGATTTGACGAGCTTCTGCAACTGTGTTGAAGTTTGAACCGAATGGAGTTGTTCCTGCTGTACCAACTGCACGAGAAGCGTTTTTATATGCTTCTTCAGCTAGATCAGCTTCCATTTCGTTTACAAGTGTTCGCATCGCTTGCTGAATTTGTGCGCCATATACCGTTTCGTAACCTGCGCCACCATCTAGAAAGCGTACATCTTCACCAGTAAATGGGATCTGAACGCCACGCTGATTTGTAATTGTGAGCGTTTTGTTAGTTATAGTTTGATCCGTACCCTGTGGAATAGTCATACTGGGAGTAATTGTAACCGCTGTTGCAGCAGGAGTAGCAAATGAGCGTACATTCTGACCGACAGCAGCCTCTTCTGATCCTGCGTTCACTGTTGAAGCAGGGATAAAGCCGACAAGTTCGCGGCCTACAATGTCAGCAGCTCGATAAATGTCAGCCGCCAGATCTGTTAGGGTGTTTGCCATAACATTTTCCTTTCTGTTTGCGGTTAGCCATTAACGACCTTGCCGCCATCTTTGAAGAATAGTGACCGTTCACGTTGACTCATTGTATTGAATTGCGATCGCGTCACCTGTTTATCGCCAGACTTGCCGCCTGAACTCGCTGGTGGTTTACCGCCACCTGAAACACCGCCATCCTTAATAAAAAGCTGACCTGTTCCTGACGCTGCAAGTTCTTCGGCTAGGTCTACAATAGTTGCATAACCATCGCCACCCGA